CCCGGACCTGCGCCGGGCACAAGGTCCGGACGGAGGGCGCGGGCGGCCTCCCTGCCGCGCTGCAGGGCCCCAGGACGGGCCGCAGCCGCGGGGCAGGGTCAAGGGTCGGGCGGGCTGACAGGGCGCGCCTGGGGGCAGCAGGGCGGGCCGTAGGGCAACAGAGACGAACCGGGGGAAACGTGGAGCCGCTGCACAGCCTGAGCAACGCCGAGAAGCGCACCCGCGCGGTGGAGGACTTGATCGAGGGCATCGCCCCGTCGGTCATCGCCGAGCGATACGGCGTGACCCGCGCGACCGTCTCGGGGTGGCACACACCCGAGGTCCACGCCGAGCGCGACAAGCGCCGCGCCGAGCTCATCGCCGCCTCCCGCGCCCGTCTTGCCGGCATGGTGGGCCGCGCCATTGACGCGCTTGACGAGATTGCCAACGACCCGGCCGCCCCGCCGCCCGCGCGGGTCGCCGCAGCCAACAGCATCCTTGACAGGGCCGGCGCGATCAAGGTTGACGAGATCACCGTCCGCGTCGAAGAGGCCGACGCATCTTCGGTCGCCGCCGGCCTTCTGGCCATCCTCGGGCGTGCGCAAGCCGAGCTGGGCAGCCTGCCCGAAGTCGTCGAGGCCGCCGACCCGTCCGACCCGGACCCCGCATGACCGCCATCGCCATCATCCTCGCGACCCTGCTTTTCGCCGCCTGCCTCGTCGCGGCAACCGGCCTACGCCCCGCTTGGCGCTTCGGTGACCCTCAGGCCCGCCCGCCGCTGTCATCGCTGCCACCTCGACCAGCCGCCCCGCAGCCGCCGCTGCCCCCGTCGCTCCGCAGATGCACAACGGTGCCCCCATGCTGGTCATGCTGCCGCATGGGGTCGTGCGAGCACCCCCAGCCAAAGACGCCGGACCCCGCGTGACCGTCACCGACCCCGCCGCGGTCCTCGCCGATCTGACCGCGCGGGTCAAGGCCCACGCCGCGGCCGGCGAAGTGCCGCCCGCGTCGCTGATCGCCGTCGTGACCGACCTTCACCGGCAGCTTGCGGTCTTGGCCCGGCACCGCGAGGCCCACCCGCTCGCCTACGCCCGCCTCTGGGCGCCTGAGTGCCGCACCTGCCCCCACCCCGATCCGGCCGCCCCCGCGCCACCCAAGGGCCGCCGCGGCGCGCCGATGGTCGAGGTCCGCGGCACGATCCACCGCTGCCCGGTCTGCGGTGTCGAAGAGTCCCGCACGTCGCAGATCGGCGCGGTGCGCGCCCTTCTCGCCGGGGACTTCGACAAAGCGTTCCTGCTCGGCGGGTCGCGGACCGGCAAGACCGAAGCCGGCGCGCAGGTCGCTGTCGCAATCGCGCAGGGCGCCGACCATCCCGACACGCAGGCATGGGCGCGCCTCAACGGCCTGCCGCTGGCGCGCATCCAGCGCGGCCCCGGCCTGTTCTGGGCAGTGTCGCAGACGCACACGATGTCGCGCACGATCCAGCGCGAGAAGCTGGACAAGTACTTGCCCGCCGGCAGCAAGCGCCGTGGCTGGGAGGCCGACAACGAGGCCGAGGTCAGACTGCCGGGCGGTGGCAAGATCGTCTGCAAAGCCTTCGCCCAGAACACCAGCGAAGGCAACGCCAAGAACCCTTTTGAAGGCGCCAAAATCCACGGTGCGTGGGTCGACGAAGAGCCGCAGTCAGTGCAGGGGTTCGACAGCATCGGCGCCCGAACCATCGACTACGACGGCCTTGTCTACGCGACGATGACCCCGCTCTCGGGCTGGACCCCCTTCCTGCTCACCAACGTTGGGCATTTGGACAAAGGCACACCGGCGCCGCCGCGCCTGTTCGTGGCCTTCTTGCACGCGATGGACAACCCGCACGTCTCCCCGACCGTCGTCGCTGACAAGTGGGCCGGCAAGCCCGAAGCCATCCGCCGGTCGCGCCTCCGCGGCGAGATCGTCGCGCTTGAGGGTGCGGTGCACCCCGACTTCCACAACGGCCCGCCCTACGTCGTCCCGTCCTTCGACCCCCCGGCACACTGGCCCCGCTACGGCGGGATCGACTTCGGCGCCCGCGCGCCCTTCTGCCACCTGTGGGCTGCGCACGACGAAAGCGCCGACGTGCTCCACGTTTACCGCGAGCACTACAAGGCAGACGAAATCCTCGCCTACCACGCCGCCGCGATCTGGGCGGTGGAGGGCTGCCCGGCCTGCCAGCCGACCGACGGCGTGGGCAGCGACGAATGGACCCGCTGGCGCGTGCGCTGCGCTGGGGGAACCCATCGCTGCGAGACCTGCAGCGGCACCGGTCTGACGTCCGATGCACCAATGACCAGATGGGCCGACCCTGAGGGCAAGGACCAGCGGGGCATGTTGTCCATGCTCTACGACCTGCCAACCGCCCCCGCGGAGAAGGGCCGCGCCGCGTCCTTCCAAGTCTTGTTCGACCGGATGACCGTCAGCCCGAAGCATGGCACACCCGGCGTGGTCATCCATGACCGGTGCACGAACCTCATCCGCGAGACGGCCCGGCTGGTCTGGCGCAAGGGCCGCCACGGCGAGACCGCCGACCGCTGGGAAACCGACGGCGATGACCACGCCCACGACGTCCTGCGCTACCTCGTCTATGCCCTGCGCGGACGGTACAGCACCCCGACCGAAGAGGGCACCGGTTGACCTTGACACGCGCCCCGGGCTATGATCGCGGCATGGCCACCCCGACCGACACAGCACCCCTTGCCGTCGCCCCCACGTCCGTCTGGGGTCGCGCCTACCTGTCCGTCGCCCGTGCGCTCGGGCTGGTCAACCCGGTGGAGCGCCCCCGCGAGTTCATCGCCGGCGGGGACTACGCCGCGGCAGCGCCGACCGAGGGCCTATACAGCCCAGCCATCGCGCTCAGCGCGTACCTGAACCCTTGGGTCTATGCCTGTGTCCGGGCGATTGCCGGCGACCTCGCCGCCTTGCCGATTGTGGTCAAGCGCCGGGGCGAAGTCATCGAGGGCCACTGGCTCCCCAAGGCCATCGCCAACAGCGGGCACCCGTCGTCGCGGACGTGGCGCGAGGCGACCGTCCGGGACATGCTCCTCGCCGGGCGCAGCACGTCGGTCCTGCTCTACAGCAACCTGACCGGCGCCCCCATCGGCGTGCGGTGGGCCCACCCCGAGCGCGTCCGGGTCATCCCCGCCGCCGACGGCACCCCGCTCGGGTACGAGATCGGCAGCGACACCGTCAAGCAGTACCCGCCCGAAGCGGTGCTCTCTGTCCTGACGCTGGGCGTGCTGGACGGCCCCGATGCCCTCGCCGGCGTCGGGGCGACGCAGGTGCTCCACAGCGACCTGACCGCCGATCAGGCCCTCGCCGCCGGCACCGCGCGCAAGGCCCGGTCAGGCCGGCCGGCCGCCATCTACCGGCCAGCAAGCAAGGACCAAGGCTCAGGGTGGAGTCAGCCGGCTGTTGAGCAGATCAAGATGCAGCTCGCCCGCCTGTTCAGCGACACAGACGGCGGGGTCGCAGTCCTCGGCGCGTCCGGCGCGGAGTTGGACCTTCTCGACTGGGCACCGAAGGACATGGACGGCCCCGCGCAGCGCACGTGGACCCGCGACCTCATCCTCGCTGTCTTCGGTGTGCCACCCGTGCGCTTAGGCGTGGACGCGGCCAACATCTTCGCCACCGCCGGCGCGCAGTTGACGTCGTACTGGACCGACCTGCGGGGCAAGATCGCGCCGCTGGACGAGGCGATGACGATGCTCGCCCGCCGCGTTGACCGGGACGACAGCATCACCGTCGAGCATGACTTCAGTGGTGTGGGGCCACTGCAGGCCGCTGACTCCGACATCCTCGCCCGGATCGCGCTGCACATCGCGAATGGGATGGACCCGGCCGTCGCCTACGCCTACGAGGGCTGGGACGACGTGCCCGAGGGTGCCTTCACCGCCCCCGCCGCCCCGGCAACCCCCGCCGGGCAGACCCCCGCGCCCGCGCCTGCCGACGACGCCCCGGGCGATGAGGGCGACGACCTCGACGAAGACGAAGACCTCGCCACCGAAGACGCCGACCTCGCATCGTCCCTCTCCGATGCCGCCGACGTGCTGACCAACCCCGACGCAACCGATGACGAGCGCGCCGAGGCCATCGCCGCCCTGACCGCCGCCGCCGAGGCCCTCGCGGCCCGGGGCGACGGGTGAAGGTCGACCGCGACATCGCCGGGATCGACCGCAAGCCAACCGCGGGGATGGCTTCCAACGCCCGCCTCGGGCTGCGCCTGCGCGAAGAGCACGGCCGCGGCGGGACTGCCGTGGGCGTGGCGCGCGCCAGGGACATCGCAAACCGCGCGAACCTAAGCGACCGCACGATCCTGCGGATGCACAGCTTCTTCGCCCGCCACGGCGCACAGCAGACCGCCGCGGGCTGGGAAGACCGCTCCGACCCGTCCGCGCAGTGGATCGCTTGGCTGCTCTGGGGCGGCGACGCCGGCCGGCGCTGGGCGCGCGTGCGCAGGGACGCGATCATGGCCGCGCGCAAGCCGAAGCGCCGCGCAGGCCGCCGCGCCCCGGTCACCCGCGCCGCCGGCAAGCCCCCGCGCCTGACCATCGCCCGGTCGCGCCGCTTGGTCGGCAAGGCCCGCCGCACCCAAGAGCGCGCCATCCTCCGCGCATGGTCCGGGGCGCTCCGTGCCCAGCGCGACCGCATCATCGCACGCCTCGGGGCTATTGACGCAGCCCGGGGTGTACGCGCTGGCCTATTGACGCCTACCGGAACCGCCCCGGTGCGCCGGGTGCTCATCGCAGACGACATCGCCATGCTCTTCAACGTCGCTGCTGAGGGCATGACCATCGCTGAGGCCATCACCAACGTCATCGGGGCCACTGTGCAGGTTGGATGGGGCCTGTTCCGGGCATGGCTGACCGCACCGGATGGCCGCGGCATCGCATGGGAGCCAACCCTGACCCCCGCGCCCGGCCTGTTGGCTGAGCAGGTCACCCGCGTCAACGAGACGACCAAGCGTCAGATCGAGGCCGAGGTCATCGCAGGCATCACCGCCGGCGAGTCCATCGGCGACATTCAAGAGCGCGTCCGGTCGTCGCAGGCGTTCTCCGCGGCCCGCGCCCTGACCATCGCCCGCACCGAGACCAACCGCGCCCTGCAGGCCGGGACCGACCTCGCATACAGCCAAGCGGCCAACCTCGGCATCGACTTCGAAGTGGAATGGGTCCGCGCCCCCCTTCCCGTTGAACCTGACCGCTCCCATCGCCGCTGTCATGGTCAACGTGTTGCGCCCGGTGGGCTATTCGTGATACCGTCGGGGCAAGACGTAGGGGCCCGAGCCCCGTCCCCCGGCGGCTTCGGCATCGCCCGCCAAGACATCAACTGCCGCTGCGGCACCCGCCCCGTCTTCAAGGACTGACCACCATGCTGTGCGCCCCGGTCACCGCCCGCCCCGCCGACGTGCGCCGCGCCTTCGTGGAGCGCCGCGCGGCCGGTGGCCTGCAGCCCGGCGAGATCGAGCCGGCGCCTCTGTTCCGGTCGGTCATGCTGCGCGCCCTGCCGATGGGTGACGAGAAGCCGGACACCAACGACGGCGAGCCCCCGCGCTATCGCTTCGTGATGTCGATGAGCACGCCCGATGAGGCGTCGGACCTCGTCATGCAGGATTGGGATCTGTCGCGGTTCGCGCAGAACCCCGTGGCCTTCTTCAATCACAACAGTTGGGGCCTCCCCATCGGCAAGTGGGTCGACCTGTCGGTGACCGACATCGCCCCCGGCGTGCGTGCCCTGACCGG